ACCTTCCTTTCATTACTTCCTAATTTCAAGTTCCAGAACTTCCTTATACATTTCCGTTACCATGCCATTCCCGCCTAAATCATGGTATGCCCCGTACATCTCAATAAAGTTATCTAAGGCATACGAAGGGATATGCTTTAATGCTACATACCTGTCATGATATTCTATTAGCTGGACCCTTAAAAGCAGCATGGTGCCTTTGCTGTTTGCGTCTCGGTCCTTTTTCTGGTTCTTAAGCAGCCAGACAATATAACCAAGCACGATTGGCATTGCCGTAGTGCAGATACTCATAATAAACTGCTGCATCGGAATAAACCTCCTTTTGCGGGGCAGCAATAAAGCCTCCCCGTTTCTTTACTCTGCCAGTTCCGGCACATCCAGATCCGACAGAAGTTCCCTTACCTGCGCCTGGATTCTTTCCGGCACCTGGTCAAATGTCTTCTTTCCCTTTACAATCAGGGTTACATAAATAACCGCCACTATGCTCACCTCCTCCCTAAAAATTTTATCTAAAATGAAAAACAGCAGCCCCTTAACCAACCTTCTCACTCTCCTGGTTAAGAATCTGCTGCACTTCTGCCATTAACTTCTCCGGTACCTGGTCGATTGTCTTTTCTCCCTTACGTACCAGAATCGCATATACTTTTGCCATGGAACTCATATCTACACCTCCATCCCTTCATATAATTCGCAGATCGCAAGCTGCAAATCCGTTACCTGTGTAGCCGTTTCTGAAGACATTGTCTTTGCCACCTCAGCAATAGAATTGGCTGCAATCGCATTGGCCTCGGCGTCAGCCAGCCGCTGCTCAGTAATATTGACAGCTTTGGTAAGGATAACCGTCTTTGTATCTCCCAGGGTCATCACACCGCCGTATACCGTCCATCCAGGCACATCACCGGTTTTGTCCTCCGTGTCTGTCAACAGTTCAATGTTTGTGAGCAAGGCCGGTACAGAAAATGTGTCCTGAAGTTCTTCCGCTGTCTTATTATGGAAGTCTAACTCCAACCGGCCATTGGTTACCTCTGCACGAACCACATCATATATATTTCCATTAAGTAATTTGATTTTCATATCTTTTATTCCTTTCCTGTTATTATTTGATTGTAATAGATGTAACGCTATCCATATTGTAAAACCCGATCCATTGGTTATCTTTAATCACGATAAAACATTTTCCATCGTACTTATAATCGCTATATTCTTCTTTGGACCATTCGTCCACGCGCCCGTTTTTGAATACTATTTTAATCATTTTACGGCCTCCTTCGCCAAAAGTTTACGATATTAAAAAAGACCTACTGGGTCTGCTCTAATTTCTCTCATTAAAATTCTTCCTTTCTCCTACTGCGCTAAATAGCAATTTGAAGAAACAATATGTTCAGTCTGGCAGGGCAAGTACACAAAATGTAAATGGATATTTTCGACAAGCCCAAATTGCATTTCCTAAAGCGTATAAAACTGTACCTCATGTGGTAGCGACCATTCTTAACTATCAAACAAATGCGATAGATGTACGATTGGGATGTAGCGTAAAAGATATATCTACAACCGGATGTAAGGTATTTGTCATGGATCCAGAGGGCAATATTACAGGGCAGGGCTATGAAATAACATGGATAGCTGTCGGTGAGATTAATTAGTAAGCCAGCAACCGGTTACATAGCGTTCAGCATTCCTTGTTTCGCCAGATGCAATATCAACACGGCCATCTTTGCCTATCCTATATTGAGTTGTGCCGTACTCAGCGCCACCTGATATATTTTTGGCAATTAGCCGAGAAGTATAGATTGGACGAAATGCTTCCGGGATAACACCGTTTACGCCAGCATCGTTAGACGACAAAGAGCCAACCGCATCGACAGCGCATTGTACCGTTTTTCCCACTTTAGTAAAATAAAATTTGCAGCTCAAACCGTTAATAGTTTGCGTAAGTGTATGTGTAGATTTGCTATTTAGCGCAGTTATCTTATCGTCCAGCGCCTTCCCCTGCCGCGCATCCAACGCATACCCCGCCGCTGTTGTAAGCAGATTATTCACAACATTTGCCGTATTCAGCTTATTCGCCAGAGAATTCTTAATCGGCAAAACCCCATTCTTCCAAAACCGATTCAGCCGATTCGTTGTTATTACTTTCATATCTTTTTCACTCCTATTCTATGTATATGTACCCGCTATGATCTTGTCGATATCCGCCTCCGGTGTTTCTTCCAAAACAATCCCGTCCAGTTTCTTTTTATCCGCCGCCGACATTAAGCCATTGGCAGACTGCGTCGCAACTCCATAAGTCGTATTGTTATCTGCACCCCATACAGCCGTTCCCGATGCACTCCACCGTAAAATCTGCCCTGACGCACCTCCTGACGGTATGTGCTTGTTCCCCGCTGTCGTTGGATGGGTATACGTGTAATTATTGGCATTAGCCGCAATCCCATCTAACTTTTTCTTATCCGCCGCGGACATTAACCCATTAGCAGACTGTGTCGCAGCCCCATGTGTATGCCCTGATGCCGCAGCCCCGATATCCCCTGTGGACGGCTTGTCGATGGTGGTATATATCCTCGCCCATGCTCCCCAGGTACCGTTATAATAATTGCGCATATAGGCTTTAAACCCAGATGCCATATACTCCACCACGAGCTGGAATGTCCCCGCATGTTTCCCAACTATCATAAAGAAAGCGTTACCCGTGGGGCGGTTTGATAAGGTTGCCACCGTTGCATTGGCCGGGCAATAATAAAATCCTGGTGTCGTGTAACTGTTAAGGTTGGCATTGGCTGGTATATTAACCGCATTTAAATAGTTCGCATAATTCGCCGTCCCTCCGTTGGCCGGAAGCGATGAAGGCAATCCCGACACTTGCCCCGCGGTATGGCTGTGGCTTGCCGACGCAGCGCCCAAATTTTCCGGTGTCAGGTTCACATTTCCTGTCCGGTAACTTGACTCCGCGTTTCCTTTTACGGCTACCGCCGCCGGAATACTTGGCCGGTTACTCAGGTCATTATAACTTCCAGAAAAAGCAACCGCTTTAAAATCAGCATACCATTTCATGATTTTACCTAATATTGTGCTCAGCTTCTCCCCGCTGGCTATATTCGCCCTTCCGGCTGCTTGGGTAAATGTCGGCGTTTGGTCGTTGGTCGCAACATCTGGAACATTTGTAATTGCGGAAGGTGTATACCCTAATGCCTTCTCAACCTCCGCTTTGGTCATCTCACCACGGATCTCAGCGCCCGTCTTATCCTCTACATTGCCAAGGCCGACCTGCTCCTTGGTCACTTTATGGGGATTCGATTGGCTATTGGTATGCGCCTGTAAGGCTTCTGCACTGGCCTTTGTGCCAATCGCCGCGTCCAATGCTTCCACGACATCATGATTTGCCTCAAGTGCATCCGCCACCTCTTTCAGCGTGTCCAGCGTTTCCGGCGCGCCCCCGATTAAATCCACAATCTTTTTGTCCGTATAAGATTTGGCGGAGCCTAAAGCAGTTGCCGCCGATCCGCTTGCATCTGCCCCTACGTCTGCCGCTGTCAGTGAAATATTCCCCGTTAAGGCGTGTCCATTGACAGTACGGGAGGAAGGAACTTTTTGATTTATTTCACCTTGCAGCCTGTCCGCCTCTGCTTTCACAGCCTTATTCTGGATGGGATTCTCTGAGGTAGTGTTTAAAGCTGCGTCTGTAACCGTCCGGTTTGCACCCTCGGCAATACCGGACAGCTTGGCCTTTTCTTCGTCTGTATAATCGTTCTCGGATAATCCCTTGCCAAACTGCTTCCGGACAAATATGTTGTAGATCGTCTCTGCCAGATATGCGGTAAAGGTGTTCAGATGTTCAATATCTATCTTTCTTGCCATTTTTCTTCACCTTCCTTTACACCTAAAATGACTGCTCTACAATCGCCCGAAGCTCTGCATCCTCTATGACTTCCTCGGATGCTGGTATATCCACGTAGCTGCCGCTTATGATATCATCAATATCCTGTTCGCTTGCCACATCAAAGATAGAGCCTTCATCATCCTCATCCACATAAGAGCCTGCAATAATGCGGTCAATATCTGCATCCGTAGCAATCCGGTACATATCGCTTAAAAGACCTTTAATCTCTAACAGTAAGGAACCATTCTCCGTATCGTTAATGACATCTTTAATATCCCCAAACTCATTCTGTATCTGCTGCATGGCCAAATGAATCGCCGCAATGTTCTCCGCTGTCTGGTCCCTTGCCTGGTTGCCCTGGGCCTTTGCATAGTCGCCCTGGGTCTTCGCATAATTCCCCTGGGCCTTTGCATAATCTCCTTGAGCTGTGGCATAATCCGCCTTTTTTACTGCATCGATACAGACCAATTCTGCGATATCCGCATAAGTCCTCCGGACCTCCTCCCCATATATGGCAGTACGGAATTCCTGTATCAATGCCCTGATCCGTTGTTCTAATGCCTCTGTCACTTCTATGCACCTCCTTCAAGAGCATCCAGTCTGGTAAGTATTCCCTGAAGCCTTTCTTCCAGTTCCTGATCTGGTTGTTCCAGGACGTCCAATCTGGGAAGTATCTGCTGTACTGTCTCTTTGATCTGCTGCCCTTCCCTCTCAAGCTCATTCAATCTCCCTTGCCCCTCCTGGATATCCTCTTTGATTCCCTTCATCTTTTCTTCCTGGGCTGTCAGGCTGTTATTGATACCCTGCAGCGTTTTCTGTATCTCCGTAGAATCTCCTTCCAGGGTTTGTACCTTTCCGTCTAGTGCAGACACACCCTGTTTTGCAGAATTAACCTCTCCTGCCAAAATAGATACACTCCCGCGGACTTCTTCCACGGAAGATGAAAAGTGCTTCTGTTTCTCCACATTTTTCTGTAAGGCCGCCTGCCGTTCGGTCAGGGCTGCTATGGTATCGCCTAGCACAATCTTATCCTCCTGCGGATTCACAAGATTGTATTCCCGTTTGGATACCATCATGTATTTATCCAGCTTGTGGGGCGGTGATACTACGCGGATCATATCGCCTAATCTGATCCGGTCTATGTCCACATCAACCAGATGCAGGTCAATGGCTGTCAGTTCAATCGTGGCGGTAAGATTGCGGGCGCCTGCCAGATATTCCTGTCCTTTTGTTTTTAAATTTGCCGGCGCCGTCACGTCGTCCCAGTTCTTAGTCCCGACAATCCGGCCATATAAGGCAACCGCTTCCAAATCCTCCAGGTAGTCCTTACCACCATTTACGGATTCAATGGTCAGCCGTTTTCCGCCTTCCCCGTTCTCCCCCTCTGCCGCCTTACCGAGAGGAATTAGGACGGTAATTACATTTTCCGCGCTGATGTGCTCAGTCAGATCCAAGATATTTTCTCCGAACCGGATGACCTGGCCGGAGGTCCGGTGATAAGATTCCAGATAATCCAGATAACGGGTATCTCCCTGCTTTCTTACCCTAAGATACCCACCGTTGCTATCCACCAGCTTATCCATAATAGTATCCAGGGTATTGGTATACTGGTTATCCTCCCTGGCGTCATAATTCATAGTCTGCTTTTCCACCGTCCCTAAAACAAAACGTTTTCCCGCTTCGACCTGACCGTTATGCTGTGCAATCTTATCGTTCAGATAAGAGGCTGGTGTCAGGTCGTGGTATGCCTTGGGACGCTGGATACTATCTAACAGGTATGCAAGAGTCCCCTCACAGGTATAAGTAACTGTATGGTACATATCGGACTTGGAATCCAGCACCCGTCCTTCATACAGGAGTTCCCCACCATCGTAGACCTGCACCACGGAGCTCAGCTTACGGATCAGGTCGATCCCCTTGTGCATGGGCGGCAGGGAAAATGTCAGCTCCCCCGTTGCATTCACCGTCAAACTCACCTTCCCGGTTAAAATGGGATTGTCTTCGTCCCTGGGATCATATAAGAGTGAATTGTCGCAAAAAATCTGATACATTATAAACTCGCCCCCCTGTAGTCAACACTCACCTTTCCTGTTCCTCGGAAGGTCAGGAAATGCTCCCCCTCACCTAATTGCAAATCTAAAAGTTTAGACCGGCCAGCCGGAAGATAATAAGTCTGACCGCCGTAACCTAACGACATAGCCGAAGAACAATCAAATACCGGAACAACCTTTTTCCGTCGTCCCGGTATCAGCAATGTCATAGTTCCATTTACTTCCAAATCCCTATAATTACGGATGATACCGCCATTGAACGGAAATACATCCCAGACCCACGGTTCCAGACTGCTGAAACGTTCATACTTATATGGATCTGCTTCCAGTGTTACAAGATAATCACAAAACACATTATTTTCCTTACTGGTCTCAATGATTGCAGTACCGGTATAATAAAATCCCTTGTCAGAGTCCAGGATCAGCTGCACTTCCTGGCCGTGGAACAGGTTCTTTATATTTGAACCATGAAAAGCCCACATATGATAATCATCCCGCTTATCAAAACTTAATACGATATTCCGCCATTCATACTGAATATCCGGGTTTAAGAACTTTGCAAGATTCAGCCGGCTACTGGACATAGGGACAGATACCGTTTCCAGCTTCGGATCAGCCGGATCAATCTGTATTCCGAGAAGGCGAAGCCCCAGATCCTTGTAAGTGTGGATGTCATTCAATAACACCCCTTCTATTTTTCTCATTTAAGGTACCGTCCTTTCTTTACCACGTTATTGCCGATGTTTGCGTCCACATAAGGCGTCGTCACGTCCGCAATCACCCGGCCATCCTGCAGCACCAGGGTCGCTTTCGTCTGTACATATACGGGCAGCACCTGCCTGTCTGCCGCCTGCCCCTGGCTCCGGCCATAAGATACACAGCTTCCACCAGCCGTACCCGACATTCCCTGTATTGCCTGCCTCTGAAGGGCATTCAACGCCGACACGGTCCCGTTTTCAATGGCTCCCGTCATCCTTCCCACACTGTCAAGAATCCCTGTTATATTTCCGCCAATACCTTTTGCAATCCCGAAATCAAACATTTCACCGATCCACGCCCCGACTTTCGATGGGCTGTTGATATCCAGGTTTTGCTTTGCCGCCTGGACTGCCGCATTGGCAACTTGTGCGGCCGCAGCGGCGATACTGCTCTGCCCGGAAAGAATCCCGTTTGCTATCCCGGCGCTGAACATCTGCCCGGCAGAATATCCGGATCCGGACAGGCCGTTAGCTGCCGCTTTCGCCGCATTCATAACGGCAGTGACAGCAGCCCTCACCGTCCCGGCTCCAGATCTGACTGACGATGAAAGAGCCTGGATAAACTTTGTCCCTTCCTGTTTTGCCTTATCCGGCATCCTTCCAGAAGTCAGACCGGTTATGGCTGCCATAGCAGCGGCTTTTCCTGCACTGTTCACCTGTGGGCTGGACGAAGTGATGGATCCCGCTAAGCTCTGCATGGCCTGCAGGCCGACATTGGAATATGAACCGCTTAAATTTACATTTGATAAAGAACTTTCCGCTGACCCAGCGACCTGGCTTGCAGCAGCGGAAACAGCTCCAGTCTGCCCTCTTAACGAAGAACTTAGTTCCTGTCCCGCCTGCGTGCCTTCATTGGAAAATGCGCCCCCCATATTAGCCGCACCAATTCCAGAGTTTGCCGCCGTTCCAATTAACTGCGCCGCCGAAAATGCACCCATGTCATTTACATTCAAGGTAGTAATCAACCCATTCGCCGCATCTTGTGCGTTCATACTGAAGGCTCCTGGAACATTAGCCATCTGCAATCCGTTATTTGCAGTATTTCCCATATTCCAGGTCGCCTGGTTGACCAACTCCCCATTAGAATCCATAGTGAACAAAAATGAATCCGTTGCCGCTGTAGCCACAGCCGCAGCAGAAGTTTGTGCCTCAACAGTTGTGCTCTCTACACCCTGCGCATATTTTTGACCTGCATTCCGTCCTTTTTCTTCTGCTTCATTTTCCCCATCATCAAATATTTCTGTAACTGCGTCCCACAGGCTCGTTCCAATACTCTTAATCCCGTCAACGATAGCAGTCAATATCTGCTTCCCAACGCTCAGCCAGTCCACACTCAAAATACCTTCCACAAAAGCTGAAAATACCTCAGGTATCAGGGCAAGCAGTTGTGGAATCGCTTGGACAACCCCATTCACTAGCGCAAGCAATAGCTGAATCCCGACCAAAATAATATTGGGAAGATTCTGCACAATACCTGTAACAAGTGTCCGGATAATTACCGGCGCCGCAGAAATCAACAGAGGAATCGCATTGATTAACCCCTGACCAAGCCCCATTACAAGCTGCAGCCCTGCACTGATTAATTGCGGTAGATTCTGCAATAAGGACTGAACAATCGTCAAAATCATCTGAATCGCCATCGGCACAAGTATTGGTAACTGCTGTGCAATCCCTGTCACCAGGCTGGCAATGATCTGCACGCCACCCGAAATAACTGCGGGAATATTGGCCGTGATTGCCTGCAGCAAATTCTGGATTAATATGGCTCCCTGAGCAATCAACGATGGCAGATTGCAGGAAATCCCATCACAAAAACTGGAAATAACTTCAGGACCCTTTTTGGCCGTCATTTGAAGAAATTCTCCAATCTGCTCGCCAAACTGTCCCTGCAGTAATCCAAGTCCTGCAACCAGCGCACCAGCAATCAAACCGAATTTCAACATACCGATAAATCCAGGGGCAAAATTCCCAACGCTTTTTACAACTCCCAGGAACGCTTCCCCTACCTTACCGCCCCAGGTTCCAAGATAAGAACTCATATCCGATAATGCAGAAGATATCCCTGGAAATTTACTTTGTAGCGTCGGCCCGATCTTTCCAAATGCCTCGGTCATTTTTCCAGAGACCCCTGACAGGGCATCTATCATCTTACCCCCAGGCCCCGTCTCCCACAACTCTCTCATCCCTTCTGGTATATCTGAAAGGGGAAGTAAGATTGCGTCCTTTAAATTTCCAAAACTTTTTGCGGCAGTTTTCATATCGCTTCCCGTGCGTTTAAATATATCCGGAAGCCCAGTAACTCCCTTTTCCACTGGTGCAATAACCTGCCCCAACAAATCCACTGCATTACCGACTTTGGCGATCCCGCCGCCCACGACAGGAAGCACAGCCCCAGCCGCAGCCATCCCCAGGATCACGTTGCCGATCCGCTGCAGTTTTCCCGGATCCGTGCTCTCAAGCTTCTCCTGAATCGTCCCAAGGATCCCTCCGACATTCTGCCACTTGCCAGACGCCTCATCAAAAGCCACATTGGCGCCGACTAATTTTTCCAGCAGAATCCCTACTCCTTCTGTGGCGCTAATAAACAAGGATGATAGAGACGGCAGTATGCCCGCCACAGTAGAAATTGCTGCCGTTAATTGCTGCAGACGTTTCGTGCTTTCCTCATATCCTTCGTCATTTTCCTTCAATGTGGGATTAATCCCTGTCAGATTGAGTGCAAAGGCCCGAAATCCACTGTTCAGAGAATCCAGTGCCCCCGTCAGTGTCTTCCCCTTCATAGCCAGCGACATGCCTTTCATGGCGGCCGTCATGCCATTGACTCCATCCGTACCTTCTTCAATCCCTCCGGCCAGCTTATCCATGGCATCTTTCGCGGGAATCGCGCCATCGGAAATCATATCCCGAATCTCATCCGTCGTCTTTCCATACTGATTCCCCAGAATCTTCAATGCCTGGATTCCATTGTCACTGAGCATATTCACATCTTCCATACTCAAGCGTCCTGCTGTGGATATCTTGGCAAAATTCTCCGCTACATTGGTAAGATTCTCTGACGTACCTCCAAAACCGGCTACGGCGTCCGTAATGGCCTGCATGTATTTTGTCGTATCCTGGGCGTTCACCCCCATGCCGACCAGCTTCTTGCCCGCTGTCAGAAACGCTTCCTGCGAAAACGTTGAAGCCTTCGCAATGGAAAGCAGGCTGTCATACAACTCATTCGCCGCATTCTTCCCGCCCAGCATTTTTTCAAAAACGACCATTGTACTCTCATAGAGTTTCGTGAAATCTATGGTGGTTTTTGCCGCGGCGGCCCCCACTCCAGTGACGGCTGCCGTCACTGGCAGGAAGGACTTCCCAAGCGCAGACACCTGACTCCCCGCGCCTTTTACCAGCCTTCCGATGGCAGAAAGCCCTTTGTTAAAACCGTCTGTATTTATCTTTGTATCAAAATTCAAATGTCCGTCAGCCATACAATCCTCCTAATCGTCGGGACTGCACGGCTCACAGGCTCACAAATGCTCAAATCCTTACTTCTACTGTTCTTTTGCACTGTCTGCACCGAATATAGATTCCACAGCATTTTGCTGTATTATCATAGATCAGCAGATTCTTACCGCAATGCGGACAAGTATACCATTTTTTCACCATTGGAAAACGCGGTAGCTGAAATTCCCCTATCATCCAAACACATCTCCAATCTGATAATCGTTCATCTTCCGCTGAGAATTCCTGATTACAATCTTTTTTCGGATTTTTTTGATTCTTTCCCGTTCTTCCTTATTTTTGATTGACGTCAGATCAACCGTCCTGTAATGGATACGCTCCTTAATCTCCGTACTAGACGGAAGCCCCCAGAACAGCACAAGAAATTTCCACCAATGCATATATGGAATCGTTTCAATATCAATCCCATATACTTCCATAAACGCACTGTAGATACAAAGTGCATCCTGTCCGAAAGAGAAAGCCTCTACTGATGATTCCGCTCTACCCTCTATATCATCCTCCCAGCCTTGGGCAGTCTGTTCATTCCCCTCTGGATTCATTTCTTCTGCACTAAGAAACTTTTGCAAAGCGGTGAGGGCCGCCGCAATATCATCCGGCCGAGCATCTATATACCATTCCAGAATCATATCTAATATCCTTATATTAAACTGTTCTGTACACCTCAGCAGTTCCGAGAATTTAATCCATTCTCGGAAATCCGTCACAATTTTATACTTCTTTCCCTGAACTTCTACCGTCTCTGGGAACGAGTCAAACAGAACATTCATTCAATCATCCCCTGTTTTTATGATTCTTCTTCTGGCTGTTTCTTCTCTGTTCTCGGTTTCCTGAATGATTTACCACTTTATTTACCCGGAATTTTTCCACTCGTCCATAAAACCGTTCATCTTCCTTAAATCGGAAATCTGCCAGTTGTTCCGCGGCATCAATCCTTTGTTCCAGGCTGTTCGTCTGGAACATCCTGCTGCTTGCCCCTTCCCCCATAAAAGAATCAAAAAAGTCATCATAGACTACATTCTGCGCCTTGATAATCTCTGAAATACGGCCGGTTTTAGGCAGCTTCTTGATATTCTCCTGCATTTTTTCATACGCATCCTCAATCGCCGCCAGCGTATCCGCATCCGTAAAATCCAATTCTATCTCAAACTCCCCATATTTAAAAAGGCTCATAGGCTCTTATCCTCCCTCTTACAATCCCATTACTCTGTCAATCCGCCGGAACTATCTTCCGTAAACTCACACGTTTTCCACTTATCCGTACTGGCAGCAGAGCCCTTTATAATCTCACCGGCTGCTTTCAAGGTTCCGGAATAAATCAAAGCATCTGTTCCATCCCCTGAGGAATCTGGGATTACGCTGTAAACCCGCTTCCTTGCCATGCATGTTCCATCCTGCTTCGTTTCAAAAAGATCCACCGTAACAATTTCTACCTGGGCCTCAGTTCCTACAATCTCATCATCCGAGATCTCAGCCAGCCTTGCATGTACGGGTGTATCTGTATGCCGGTCAAATTCGTAGCTAACGCCGGTTGCATACCCGACCACATCCGACCTCTCCGTAGGTTCATCCACATACTGCCTGGAATATTCCTTTGACTCCTTTGCTTCTGACAGGGATGTAAATTCTGACATCCTCGTATATGTATTACCTTCCGTCTTCATAAAAGATAACCTTTTATGTCTTCCCACTAATTTCCTTGCTGTTTCATTTGCCATCCTACATCATCCTTTCTTCTACCCATAAATCAACCTACAGATAATTTGATATCTTCCTAAATCAGCTTCCGTTGAGAATAGGTACCCGCTTTGCATTATCTCCACTCTGACCGGCGTGTGTCCTTCCAGTTTCGGATAAATATCCAACATGTTATTATCTTCTATCCATTCCTCAAAAAACTGGTAAAATCCACTATTGGCAATTCCTGTCCGTGCATCCCCGTCATATGCCTCCTTCGATGTCAATGCAAACTGGAACTGTTTTAGGCATCCCCCATCCGTATACCGCTTATAGATTGGATCCCCTCCAATAGGGTCTATGGAATAGGACATCTCGTCAGGTAGGTAATCTACATTAACCTTCCCATCCTTTAAAAAATCACAAGTCAGGATATAATTCCGAATACTCTCTATAATTGGCTTAACCGCTGACAATCCGCATCGCTCCTTTCAAAATCGGCTCTTTCCGAGTTGCCTTCATCCGTTCAAACCACCTTGCTTTTTCCTCGTGTTCATAATATTGCCTTCTTGCATAGGGCACCAGATACTCGATTGACCCACTTCCAACCACGGTACCAAGAGTGGCCGACTTTACCATTGCCCCCGTCAGACGCGGCGTCATTGGATTCATGTACCGCAGACATTCTGAGTCAACAAATTCCTGGGCCCGCATGAAGGCTGCCTTTTTCTTCGGCGCAAAATCCTGCGCCCACTTCAGCCGTGTAGTAATGCTTCCGTTCGGGGTTGTGACTGTGTAGACGCATCCCCTGGGAGTCGCTACAACGATATTTCTTTTCTGAGCCATTTACGCACCACCTACCCTCCAATGTGGAAGCCCGCCAAAACGGTTGTCTGACCAGGATGTAACGGTACAATAAGATATGCCTTGTTTTTTCAGGTCGGCAGGCTTTTCGATTTCCAGTTCGCAGATTCCATAGACAATCACATCACCCTTTTGTAACGTCCAACTGTCTGGTTCTTCTTCCACAGATATAAATTCATTTTCCGGAATATAACTTTTCTGACAATTCACCTTTTCAGGTATCCTGAGCTTGTAAACATCTGCGCCATTCAAGCCATTATCCCCGACATTTACCTTATGGTCTACATAAAAATGCACACCTTGAAGCACGGTTCTGTACCATTCATCCAGACGGGTTTCTTTATTCATCCTGTGGTTATAAAGTGTGATATCTGCATTGGTTATCATGGACACCTTGCACCTTTCTACTTAAAAGACCAGTTCTAATTAGATATTTTCTTGCAATCTGGTCCGCCTTTCTCGCAAGAAGCTCCTCAATAGCTTCCCCGTCCTTTAGCTCTGTTACAAATGTAACGGAATATCCGTCATTGTTTTCAGATTTCTTCCGGGCCCCGCCCGATGTAAGATGGTTCTTCTCCCGAACATACATCTCCGTAATCGCACAGGCGGCATACCGTAATTCCTCTGGCTGCACGACATCGCTTTTCCCTAACGTCATATACCTAAGATAAAAGGAAGCCTCAAGGACCTCCTTTTCAAAGATATCTCTATCCAGCTTTCCATACGCCTTCTCTACATAGAATTCATAGTCTGCATAGGGAAACATTTTCATCACGCCTCCTGTTGTGCAAGAACCTCAGCAATAATTTCAGCTTTGACGGTCTTCGTAATTGTATAGCCCTTTGCTGATGCTAGATTCTTGATTTGATCAACCGTCATCGCTTCCAGTTCTTCCTGGGCATATATGGATTTCACCGGTTCTGTCAGTGTCAGAATGGAAAACGGACAGCGTTTATTCTTATCTGGAACCATAGCATTAATCGGGTTCGGAATTTCCCAGCCTAAACGCATGACAGCACGCAGGGCAACCATGTCATTCTGCATCAGATTATATAGAATATCGCCTGTTGCCGGATCCTGAACAACTCCCTGGTCGAACAGTTTGAACGTAATATCCTGTCGGATACTGTAGGCCAACTGTGAAAAGTCTCCGGAAATCATGGCTGCTTTCGACTTATCAAACGCACCATTACGCGGGAAATTCATCGGTGAGCCATCCAAGGTATAATTGGTACCTGTCTGCATATCTGATCGGAACACCGGCTGTCCGGTTGTGTCCTTTAAGCCCCTAAGCTTCGCCCGCATCGTGATATCCGCCATATGGCCGTTGACAAAGTATCCACTTTCTTCAACCTTTGCAATCACGCCGTCTTCACCCAGGATCGAAGTATACAGATCAGTCCCTAGCATTACACAAGCGCCGGCATCAACGGCTGTACTGACTACATCTTTTCTCCATATAGCCGGCTTATCAATTCCAAACAGGATCGCGCCGTCGATCTTCTGTCCAAACGCCTCTACTAAGCGCGGCCTTACCTCGCCCCAGATGTCATAATCTGCGTCGTCCAGCACGGCCTCGGAAATCGGCACGATTACTGCAATCTCCTCTGCATAAATAACTTTCTTATCCCATGCCATTGTGGTCAGCTTTTTCCTTGCGCTGCTGCCCTCGCCGTTGACAAAGTACGCCATGGGCAGCATATCAAGCACCGGCATCCGGTATTGAGCTGCCGTCATATCCGCAAGCCTGCGGCCGCGCTGCAATACGGCGGACTGCTCTACCACACCCTGGATAATCTCATGGCTTTCCTGTACAGGAATCAACGCTTCTGCATCGTTCCTGGTAATGGATGTACCACTTCCTGTAAATAACTGTAAGTCAAATAGTTTCCTGTTTCTGTTCATATGCTTCTCTCTCCCTTCTTTATCTTCCAAACGCTG